GGCATGACAGGACCTACTGGAGGAACTGGCGGAAACGGAGTTGTATTTTTAAGATATAGGTTTCAAAATTAACATGGCACGTTTTGCAAAATTAGAAGAAGACAACACTGTATTGGGTGTTCACGTTATTGACGACAATAAAGTTTCAGATGAGAATGGTGTTAATGAAACAATCGGACAAAATATTTTACACAAAATACATGGCTGGTCAAAATGGGCATTAACTGATGGTCATACTGTAAATGGAAAGTATTATACTCCAGGTACAAGTGATCTAGATCCTGATCAATCTAAAGCATTTAGAGGTAATAAAGCTAGTAGAGGATATATATGGGATCCAGCTAAAGAAATTTTTTATTCTCAACAACCTTATTCTAGTTGGACATTAAACGAAGCTACTGCATCTTGGGAAGCACCTGTCACATTTCCCACAATTACAACTTATAATGACGAGAGAGCAGATGGAGACGGTGATGCCCTTGCACCTTATGATATTAGTTGGGACGAAGTTGGTCAAAAATGGACTGCAAATACTACAATTTCCCCTATTACATCTTTTAATTGGAATACTGATACCTTAACTTGGGATTCTGCGTAATTCTCAATATTTGTTTACAAATCATTTATAGTCATTTATAGTTTCTTTAATGCAGAAGAAAGTATTAAATGAGACAAGTTTATCATGGGGATTTTTACCAAATCTCTCTTCAGTTGAAAACGATATTATACACTTTCATTTTTTTAATGACTTTGCATTACTATCTTTAAAGAAGAAAGAACGCGATAAATATAATGATTTTGAACTTTCCTATCATCAGCAACATTCATGGATCATGGATTATATTAGGGATAAATTCAAATTAAAAGAAAATAAAACTTTAATTACACAAACTACCTATGGCTCCATTCATTTTTTTGGAGAATCATCTTTAACACGAAATCATATAAATTCTAATTCAGCTTTTACAGTCATCTATTTGGTGCACGGTTCAGGTAATCTTATTCTTGAATGGAAAAACCCTCAAAATAAAGAATGCGACTGGACCATTCCTATGATACCAGGTAAATATGTTGTCTTTAGTGCTAATATAAATTATTCCTTTATTAAGAATGAATCTACAGACATAAGAACAATTATAACTTGGAACTGTCAAATTAAGTGAAGGTACAATCTGTAAGTAATCTGTTCCCTCATACAGTTATGGCTTATACCTTAGATATTGATGATAAGTATATAATCAAATATCTAAAGAAAATACCTTACAATATGAACCATGTGCATTATGGTGAAGCAGGAATTGGAATAAGTAAATCTTTTACTATTCTTGATCACTTACCTAAATTAGTAAAAGAAACAGAACGTTCTTATAAACATTATATTGAAGAGATCCTTCGTTTGAACACTAAGTTTCGTCTTGCAAATTCGTGGGCAACAAAAGCTATTCCCAATGCAGAAACTGTTTTTCACTTTCATAAAAATACATGGCTTTCTGCTGTTTATTATCCTCAAAGCGATCCAGCGTTTATCGTTCAGTTTAGTACACCAACTGCACCAGATGGCTTTTGGGCAATGGGAGTGCCACGTGACTATAATATTCATAATAGTTTAGTATGGAATATTACACCTGAGAAAAATACATTATTGGTTTTTAATAGTATGTTGGCTCATCGAATTGCACAAAACACTTCTAAGAATACTAGATACAGTATTGCTTCTAATATGATGCCTAAAGGAGTTATTGGATTTCATGATACAAAAGTTGTTTTATGAGATGGAATTATTGGTCGTGGAATAAATTTATATCTATGAAAAATATTAAAGAAATAAATAAAAAAATAAAAACACATTCGATAGATAAAAAAGATGTACCTTCAAGCTCTAAAAAAACTTCTTCTGTTAAGTTTATTAGATATGATACTATTAAGAAATATTTAAATAATAGTTTAACAAGTCTTTATGACTGTAATGAAAAACACTTTGGATCTCGTCTTTATGAATTTCCAGAAGATACTCTATTATTCTATAATATTTATGACAAAGGAAATGAATATCAATGGCATGTTGATGCTAATGATGAAAATGATAACTTTGATATTAAATTTACAGTTATTATTAATTTGTCTGATACTAAATATAAGGGTGGAGAGTTTAAAATATGGTGTCTCGAAAAACCACAAACAATTACTGAATTAAATAATCCAGGAGATATGATTATGCTTAGATCATATCATTTACATAAAGTAACTCCTGTTATAAAAGGAACAAGAAAAAGTCTATTAATATTTTTAATGGGACCTCGCTTACAATGATTTTTGAACATCACTATTGGTACTTTAAATCTGTATTAACCTCACGGTTTTGTGATGAAGTAATTAAGTATGGACTTCAGCAACAAGAACACACAGCTTTAACAGGACGTGAAGGTAGACACAGGAATCTTAAAGAGAAGCCGTTAACAAAAGAGGAGACCTTACACCTCAAAAAGAAAAGAAGTTCAAATGTTGTTTGGTTAGCTGAACCATGGCTTTATAAAGAAATTCATCCCTATATCCATATAGCCAATAAAAATGCTGGCTGGAATTTTCAATGGGACTTTTCAGAGTCTTGCCAATTTACAAAATATAAACTTAATCAACATTATGATTGGCATGCAGATAGTTGGCATGAGCCTTATAAAAGTGGCAAAATTAAAAATAATGATCTGGAAGGTAAAATTAGAAAGCTCTCAGCGACCTGCCAGTTAAGTGATGGCTCTGAATATAAGGGTGGAGAATTACAATTTGATTTTAGAAACTACGATCCTCATTTACGAGATGAAACTAAACATTGCCCTGTTGTTAAAGAAATATTACCCCAAGGGTCGATTATAGTCTTTCCTTCTGAAATATGGCATAGAGTTAAACCAGTTACCAAAGGTGTAAGATATTCCTTGGTGATGTGGAATGTAGGACAACCCTTTAAATGATAAAGCATCCTACAAATTTTGGATATACGATAACTCAACTTCCTAAAGATTTATATACTTCTTTATTAAAGGAATGTAAGACTGCTCAAAATTCTAATGAAGAATTAATCACTGCCATTTCTGGAACGAATACCCCCAAGCATTATTTAATTAAGGATAATCTTGTCGCTTTAATTCAATTTGTGAAAAAAACTGTTGACGAATATGATAAAGCCTTTCCTTCTTTAGGGGATATAGCAGTTTTAACAAAGAATGTTCCTTTTTATATAGAAAATCCTTGGATAAATTTTCAAAAAAAACATCAGTTTATTCCTAATCATTATCACGTAGGTATTTATAGCTATACGATCTGGATGATAATCCCTTATGATATTGAAGAAGAATTAAAAAATAGTAAGGGAGGTTTAGGGGGTCATTCTTCTTGTTACGAACTTACTTATACAAACAGTATAGGAACCATTAACCATGAGATTATGAAAATAGGTAGAAAAGACGAAGGGACTATGATATTATTTCCAGCTAGAATGCATCATTGCGTTTATCCTTTTTACACCAGCGATGCAACTCGTGTTTCAATATCAGGAAACATTTTATTGAAAGGATGAAATGAATATAGATCATTATTTTAGTTCTCCTCTATGGAGCGAAGAAAAGCCTGATTTTGTAAAGTCAACAATTAAAGCTACCAATAAATATATTAAACAAGCTCGGCAAGTAAATAAAGTAGCTATTAAATCCACAGGAGATTTTGGCTTAGCTTATCATTCAAAACAACTCCTGGCAGATCCAGCCTTTAAAGATTTAATAGATTACATTGGTAATAAAGCATGGAGTTTTTTGGATTGGTCGGGTTTTGATATGAGTCAGTATCAAACTATGATTTCACAAATGTGGGTGCAAGAGTTCGCTAAAAAAGGAGGACACCATTCCTTACATGTTCACCCAAATGATCATGTCGCAGGCTTCTACTTTCTAAAGTGTAGTATGAAGACTTCTTTTCCTATTTTTCATGATCCAAGACCAGGGGCACAAATGTCAAAATTAATTTTAAAGGATCATACGAAAATTACACTGGGAACAGATATGATACATCGTAGACCTACACCAGGTACGTTAATGTTATTTAATGGGTATCTTCCTCATGAATTTTCATTGGATGCAGGTCATGAGCCTTTTAGGTTCATTCATTTTAACTTACAAGCTGTTTTAAAAGGAATGGCCAAGGATGTTTAAAAAGAATAAATATTGTATTATTAGAAAAGCCATTGAATCTAACCTAGCAGAATTTATTTATAATTATTTTATAATTAAACGTCAAGTAGCAGCCACATTGTTTAAAACCAAATGGATCTCTCCTTTTGAAACAATGCTAGGTACATTTGATGATAAGCAAGTGCCAAATTCATATGCCCATTATGCAGACATTGCCATGGAGACTTTATTAATAAAGCTACTACCATTAATGGAAAAACACACAAGTTTAAAGTTACAACCAGCTTATTCCTATACACGACTTTATAACAAAGGTAATATCCTGAAAAGACATAAGGATAGGTTTAGTTGTGAAGTTTCTACAACAATGTTTCTAGGAGGAGATCCATGGGCAATCTATCTTGAACCCTCTGGTAAAAAAGGAATGAAAGGAACTAGGGTGGATTTAAAACCTGGAGATATGATGGTTTACAGTGGCTGTGAAGTAGAGCATTGGAGAAATAAATTTAAAGGTAAAGAGTGCGCACAAGGGTTTTTACACTATAATGATATAACCACTTCAGGAGCCAAAACAAATATCTTCGATGAAAGGCCTCATATTGGAATCCCGCATGGATTTAAAACATTTTTAGATCCATCCAAGTTTGGCTACACTAGAAATATAAAATAAATGGAAATTATTGAAACTTTTAAAACGCCTATCGCAAAATTTTATTTACAAGAAAATTTAAAACTCCTAATAGAGTTTGTAAATAAATTAAAGAAAGAAAAGAAAAGTAGACAACAAAGTAATGAAGGTGGTTTTCAAAGTGGAGACTTGGATTTAAATCTTAAAGAACTACGCAGCCTTTCAAAAAATATAAGTGTCTATGCTAATGAGTTTAAGAAAAAATTTTATTATAAGAGCAATATTAAAATAATAAATATGTGGATTAATGTTAATCAAAAAAATAGTTATAACTTAGTCCATAATCATCCTTTCTCCAGTTTTTCTGGAGTTTTTTATATTCAAACTCCCGCAAATTGTGGAAATATTGTTTTTCGTAATGATTCTAAGATTGAACTTTTTATGCCCGTAGAAAACTTTACTAATTATGGTCACTACAATTCGTTATCATGGACACTACC